TCACCACTTGCTATCTGAACAGATGACCATTCGCCATAGATTGTTTGACCAGCTAATAGTGTGACTGATGAAAGTGTGTCCCATATATCGGTATCAGTAGATGTGGCTGCTGTTATAACGCAGTCAACTGATAATGCTTGAATAGCTACATAGGTGTGGGAATTGATGGTGGCGTTGGTGACGTAATCATAACCGCCTCCACCTAGCCGGTTATTTGCTTCCTGAGAAGTATATCTGTGTAAATTTGATGTTGCCATTTGTTCTCCTAATCTCTAAGGTTGTGGCGAACCGTGAACGAGCCTGAATAAAAAGCTATTTCTTTTTAGTAGCCTTTTTTGCTGTTTTTGGTTGCTTTTTTACTTTGGTTAATAGACTACTACCCTTAACTACTTCATAGCCATCTTGCACCATTTTAGAAGCATCTGCGGGTATTTCTGTATGTCTGTAATGATTACCTTTCTTTAAAACTATCATAATTCTTTCCTTTCAATAAGGGCGGCAGAATTAACCACCGCCCAATATTAGTGTTGTCAGGATTTACGGATTCAAAAACTCGATGCCCTTAACATGGCTTCCAGTTGTGATAACAGCACCATAGATAATATCGGCGACCACTTTGGTTCCAAGATAATCCACAGAATATTCACTTTGTACTCGAATATCCTTTTGAACTGCTACGGCAATCGCAGACTTATGTACTAAGTAAGCTGATTCAATTCCAGTACTTGCTGTAGTAGGAATTAATGATGATGTCATTACTGGGATGCCGAATAAATTTCCGACTTGACCAGTATTCATCACTGTATTGTCATTACCGAAACCAACACCAGCACCTGAGTTGTTAGTAACAAATGCCTTAGAGTTCAACAGATCAGCATAGATAAGTGGATTCACGAAGAATGCACATTCATCCGCTGGGATGTCGTTACTCATAAGAGTTCCAAGAGCAGTTTCCACATCAGCATTAGACATACTGTTGTCAGCAGCTAGTGTTTGAGTTGTTCCAAGTGTCTGAAGCAGAGCTTCAATCTTGGTATCGACAGCTTTTGCAAGCCCATATGCCATTGACTGTGCATACTTGTCAAACAACTGCTCGTTGGATTGGATCATTGCAAGATCTTCAAATAGCTTCGCTGCGTATTTGTGTTGATCAATTGCAAGATCGATATCAGTCTCAGTTGCAACACTGTATGCTACACCAGTGTTTACTGCTTTGGTAGCAGTAGCCACTTCTTGAACTGTTGGAATGTGTAAAACATCGCCAGCACCTTTCACCATACTTGAGTAATCATCAAAGAATGGTTTGAATACTAGTTGTTTTTCGAAATAGCGGTAAACGCCATCAGCCCACAATTCAGGAATAAATACATCCAGTTGTGTGCCTCTGGTAGTGTCTCCACTAAAAGCTGTGTAAGCCATTTAAGACTCCTTTTTATTTACGGTAACTACTGACAATCTTATCCCAGTGTTTCGCTCTGTCACTCCGATTCATTTTCGTCCAATCTTCAGGAACTTCATTTGCGGGTACACCAGGATTACTGGCAATAGGTACGCGTGTAGTGTTTTGATTGAATTTTGTTTGTAACGCACGAAGCTTTGGTAACGGTAAGTCACCAAACGTCTCGCGGTCCTCGTCACTGAATTCGGCAAGTATTTGCTCACGAAGCTGAGATTCTTCATTCATTGCTCGTTCCACTATGGGTTCGAGTTCAGAAATCCGAGCCTGGCGCTCCTCTGCAAGTGTCTGCCATTGCTGCTGCTCTTCCATCTGACTTTCACGATCAGTGGAAATCTGTTTTTGCAGCTTCACAAGTTCTGTTTCAGCGGCCTGTGATCTTTTACGATACTTGCGGCTCTCTGCCACCAACTGATTAACGTCAGGCGTTTCGTCAACTGCTGTTTCTTGGCTTTCAGGAGCCACCTCTGTCGATACTTTGGATTCTACGGGCGATCGAGTACCTTCCGCTATCTGCGGCGCTTGTTGTGCTTCTTCGGACATTCTGTCCTCCTTAGAGTTTGACCATGTGTTTGGTCTTTGTCATACGCGATAAATTTTTCTCAATCTGATTGGCGAAGTCTTGCACGATACCATTCTCAACCATCTTACCGAGCGCCTGGTCATCGGCGATCTTGCGTTGTGGTAATCCTCTTTCTGGGACACCGGCGTTATGCTCATTCATCTTAATACCTTGCTTATTCGCTTTAGTACCGTAACGGAACTTCAATTCTTTGCTCTTATAGTCAGCTTTAAGCACTTGAAATGCTTTCAGCATCTTGCCAGTATCTCTTAATGTGACCGGTGTGCGCTCACCGCTCTTCTTGCGTTTTGCATAGCTTTTGGAATACTGCTTGAATGACTCTCCATCTGCATCTTTGCCGGAAACAATCTGCCTTTTGTGGCGGTTTAAAGTCCTTTCAGCCATTGCGCCTATATCGGACTTCGAGAACTTGAGCATATTTAAAAAATTAAACATCGATTGGCATAAACGTGTGTCTGCAATTAATTCCACCACCCGTCTCCATTGCATCAGATTTAACAGCTCGGATCTCGCTCTTTGTCATTGGAGATGAATCTAAAAACTGAGTACACACAGGACGATTCTTTTCATCTCGTGGACCCATATAACCATATAACTGATTCTCAGGTAGATCAGCAGACATCTGCATAACAATAGCACGCTCATAATTGGATAACTGTGTGCCAATAATATTGTCAATCCTGGGAACAGTGGATTTGATATTGGACTTGATCAGTGCAGACATATCTGCCCTTCCTAATCCACTTGAAATACCTTGTGCCATACTTGCTTGCATATTAGCAGCTATATGCCTACTCATACTCTCGATGTTGAGTCGTTGGATATTCTGGAGAGCCAAGAGTTGTTTTTCTGTTGTAGCCCCAAAAAACGGCAAATTGCTAAGAATGTCTTCTGTCGCAGCCATGTAGGCATTATGTCCGGCAATGAAGCCCAACTCTTCAATAAAATAGGCCGCAAAGTCAATCGCAGCGATAATAACCAGTATCTCTTCTGTTGATAGGCCGTCATCTTCTAGATCCTGTATATCCTGTACAAATTGCTCTGTAACTTGTTCAATTTGCAATTCATACGATTCAACTGCTTGGTTTATTGTCATTGGTTAAGATATTTAGTAATCTGTTTTGTGGTGCTGGTTCGACTTGTTGGCTCTGTTGCATCTCAGAGAATTTCTGCTTATCAGCGGGTGAAGCATCTGGGTTGTGATAATCAAACCAATCTTCAGGTGTGGCAAGTCCTCGATCAAAGCGCCATGACCAGAGCATAATCTCACTTTCTGGCGTAAGTGCATAATTCGGTTCTAAGAAATCAACACTATACTCAGGACCTACATCTATATTGGCTTCTACCTGGAGGATGGCTCTATCCACTTCGTATCTGCGATGCTCCCATGGCCGCCAGGTGTCTTCTGTCATAGCAGAACGCTCATCCATGTTTTCCATTTCGATTATTGATAAACTTGCCGCACTGGGTGCATTGCCAGAATCATTCCTGGCATACTTAGCACGGATATGGTTGTTATTCAGTGTGGATTCAACTAGGAATCTTGTTGCTTCAATTATCTCTGTTAGAGATCCACCAGCATTGGTTACACCAAAGTTTGCACCATCTGGAAGGTATAAAATTTTATCTGTACCAATAGAAATCCTAGATGCATCATCCACACCACTGATATACTTGATTCCCATTGCTCCGTATCGTATCGCGATCTCCAATTCAAGGATTGCTACATTAACTGCTAAATCAGTCTGCGCTACGTCCATTGCATTACCTACACTATAATCTCTGATCGGTGGGTAGCGGTGAGAGAATGTAACCGGAAGGATGCCATATGGGTTTATATCGCCTTCGTTCACCGATACCTTGTTCCCATGCTCATCTAAGAGATAGTGGCTGTCATGGGTCCATATAGCGTGTAATGGAGCATCCATTCTGGCATTACCTTGATACTCAATCGGATAACATACGCCTACCGGCTTATCTCTGGAGTTGCCAGCTAAAAATAATGGCTCAAAATGACTCAGGATCTCATATTCAATCTTTCCCGTCATTTCATTCCAAACACTGCGGAATGCCATATTACCAAGCAGAAATGTCAAACGCTCAAGCATCCGGCGCTGTGAATTCAAACTATGCTTGTCAACTAGAGATGTATATGACTCACTGGCGCGTATCCTAGGTGGTCTTTTGTAGGTCATTGACCGAAGAGAACATACTCGTCTAGTGAGATTGTTCTGTGGAGTCACTGCCTGTCTCAAAGTCTCTGCGCCGAAGTAGTTAGCTACATAATTCTCCAGATTGATTCCTTCGTACCAATCCATCAGATAATCACGCTCTCTTACATGCTCGTCTTCTATGTATCTTAATTTATTTTTCAGTGCGGTCTGTACCGCGCCCTGACTGAGATCTGGAATCGTTAGCATATCATATTTATAGCCAATCGATGACACCAGCGGATCGCGAGCGCATCGGGAAGAGGTTAGTTAAGAGAAATCGCAAGCTATCACAATGGTGGTCAAACTTGCCATCCTTCTGCGGTTCGTGGCGGAGTGCGCTGTTCTCGCGATGCTCCGGGTAGTGGTAATTCTCGTATGCCTGAATGCTTTCCTTACACTTGGGATTGATTAGGAAATGCGTGTCTCCGGCTGCATCTTCAAACCATCTTCGTACATGTGATACACCGGATACTACGTTCCTGGTGATAGCATCTCTTCTGATATTGACTTTTAAACCATGCTGGCGAAACACGGCTATATCCGAAATTCCACTCTGAAGATTAGTACCAGAACCAGCCGGATCTCCCCATATGCCAGTGAAATTATATGGCATTGCCTTCATCTTCTTGGCAAAGTCTTCTGTTTTGACATTCTTTAAACTTAATTCGTCAATCTGATGTATGTCGGCAAAGCCCTTGCGCTCGTTGTGGAGCTGGACAACCACCGCTGCGGCGTGGCGATATCCGAAGTCCAATCCACAGTACACTGGCTTGGCTGGGTCGTACTTAACTGTGTCGGTGACTTGCGTGAATCTGTCCATCGGATAAACTTTTCCGCTATAGCTCTGGAATTCACACATGATCTCTTGTAAAAATGTCTCACGGGTTAGTGTCCTTTCTAGTTCTTTAACATCATCTCTAAAATATGGTGAAAGTGTGGATGGAAATCTCCAGGATTCCCATTCTGGGAATTCTGGGTCTTGTCCAAACTCATAAAGCTTGTGCAAGTAGTTGAATCCACGCGGTGTGGATAGAAACAATGCCCAACCTTGCCTGTCAGCCAAGGTGGGTCGGAGATACATCTCGAAAGTCCTTCTGGGGATTAAACTAGCCTCATCAATTATCAAATAATCTACGCCTTCGCCAATTAATGAATCTTGGTTCTCAGCACTCTTCACAGATAACTCACTATTGAGTCCGGCCATCTTCATGTAGTACAAATCACCAGAGATCTCCTTCTTGGATGCGATAGGTAGCTTAAGCTGAGTCATTACTATCCGCTTTACCTCTCTGGCGATCTTGTTGGCTAAGTTGTAGTTAGGTCCAACAATCCATCCGCGTGTGTTAGGAGTTAAGAGCCAAGGAAGTACCTCGTGCGCAGCAGACCAGGATTTCCCAGATCTGCGCCCCATGAGACATACTCGAAATCTCTTGGTACTGTTATGATATGCCAGTTGCTGTGGAGTCGGGTTGTACCCCAAATGCTTCCAGAGCTTCTGCTTGTTCACTATTTGCTGTATCAACCGGGTTCTCCTCGAAGCCGCATTCTTTTAGCACTGTTTCAAGATTTCCTGTCATGTCGATCGCTGTCTTATCAGACATACCTAAATAGTTCTTGGCCATGAAGATCTGCATTGCGATGGAGTTGTTCTCCATTGCACTGGTCCACATTGCGCGACGTAAACTGAACTTCATCTCTTCTTTGCCAGATTCCACCTTCGCTTTGAAACGCTTGCGGATGGTGGATTCGTCACACTCGAAATATTTGCCTATCTCAGTGTAGGTACAGCCGAAAGATGCGAGCATCTTGACTTGTTCCGGGTCGATTTTGTCGTTTTTCTTACTCATCACTATTACCTGAATCGATGACATGTCGAATCTTGATTAGAGTTCGCCGCCAGTATTCCTTGCACGAACTATCTGTTACGCCTACGACTTCTGCTATCTCTGGAAAGGTGTGATCTAGGCAGCGGAGTTTGAAGACTTGCAGTTCTCGCGGACTGAGCAAGTCGTAAAACTGATGTGCGGATAACTGGAGCCAGCGGAGGTGTGACGGGATCAACCCGGATCGGAAGATGAGCATCTTTTGTACATACTCATCGGCTTGATCCATCGCATCGAGAAGTCGTTCAGCATCCGCATCCGTGATTGTATGCCATTGACTTTCTTCCATAAAAGCACACTAAGTTACATATACAATTGTGTTGCCAAAAATGGGTAAAAAAATTCTATGAGACGGTAAGTGGAGACCGGGACCGGCTGCCTTGGTGTACCCGACTCTCTTATTGAGAACCAGTCTCATTATCATCATAAATGGATAAAGTATCCATCGCGCCGCCGTCGATAGGTCCGGGACCTGGGATAAATTGAGATAAACTAAGATCTTGCGAAAGATTCCGCCGACCTTCTTTTTGAATCTACTTTGACGGCGTTTTTCTATTAATCCAGGTGTTGTCAAAGTTCTTTCATTTTTGGTAACACTTCGCTAAATTTGACTAACTAAATAGTGAGGTATTAAGTGAATACAATAAACAGTATAAAAACCATTGACGTAAATGCG